GTCGACTTAATCACCCCTAAAATTTCTACTAAGAAGCCTAGTAAACTTGCTGCACCAGTATCGAAAAATCAAAAAGAGAAGCCCAGCAAATTTGCTGCACCAGCACAGAAAGACCAAAATGATCAAAGAAAGTCTAGGAAACCCGTGCCGAAACCCGATACAGATAATGGTTTCCACACTCAGCTGGAACAAGACGTTAAACCAGGCCAGACACCGATCCCTATCGTGACTATGGAAGAACGTGAAGACCTGGGTCCAAAGTACTCCAGGTATTTCTGTGAATGCTTAGCTGAGTTGAATAAAAGAAAGCAGAGGCTTTCTGATGAAACAAAGCAGCAGCAAGCAGTGTGGGAATCCTACAGACTGCTCAAGGTGTTTGAACCTAAAATATGTAAGGGTTTTATGGATTATGCCCTTGAACAGTTGCGAGCACACAATGATCTCCATAATGCGTCAATTGGACGTGTTGTCAAGTCAGCAAATATGGACGTGGAAATGGAGGAAAGCCACAGCGAGGATTATGTTCGTCAAGCGAAGACAATTTGTGAATCCTATGTCTCCTCAATGCCAAGATTCAAAGAGATCCATAAAGGTAAAGATAAACCTATGGATAGCAAACCAGTTGAAGTGGCTAAAGATCTCTTGAAAAAGTTCGAAAAAGCAAGAAAGGAGTCGAGACTATTACTTGACGAAATGTGTAAAACGGTGCTTGATGGTGATTTAAACGGGAAAAGAAAATCAATGAGGCTGAACCAGAATCAGGACAAAAATCTGTTCGGCCAAGACCCAGAAATGGATGTCTTTTATATGACGTTAGACCCGGATAACATCCCATCCTCCATGGTGTTTGGCACGTACGATCCAGTACAACCAGTTGTTCTCCAAAGCAATCCCCCACCCGTTCAATCGGTGGTGTCTCAAAGTGTGCCCCTCCCCGTCAATTCACAAGAAGAAGAATTAAACCGAATTTTGATGCATGGGTTGACTTCACCCAAGTCAAATTTTGATACCCTTGGGCTGGCGCCTAATGGGTCTCAGAAAAGTGAATTTGAACAAATAGAGGCCAGGCTTGAAGCGCTAAGGCCCAAGAGCAAGTCTGTGAGTGAACATAGACTTTGTGTTAAAGAAACGTGGGATGGGGATGTGGCTTTTGAAGACGCCATGAATGTGTATTTGCGAGAATTGTTAGCGAACAACCTTATCAATTGCCTCGGTAAACCAGCCAGCGAAGCTATCATGAATAGAAATATGCCAAAATTGCAGTTGCTGGTTGGAGAGTACCGAGAAAAGAAAACTACAATTCCGCCTATACTTTATAATTATTCCCGCCATTTGACGCCAGAAGAAATGATAATGTACCCTGAAGTGGTTCATTATGTACCAGAAGGATCAGCCCACTCATTAGCCAGTGATAGTGTGGTCGATCGATTGGTGGGATGTACCCCTATAACTTCGATTATGAACATCAGCGTTAGCGCTATGACGGAGTTTGGCCCAGTGCACCTAAATGTTGAAACCACCGGGAAATTTGCAGTTTCCACTGTTACCCAAGGAGATGAGAGCAACCAAAGGGATTGCCTCAAAGGTTTCAGTGAGAGATTTCGCGGACTGGTAGCATTGGGTTTGGGGAAAAGATTGAAAATAAAGCTTTTGTCGTGGGCAAAGCCAGCCTGCAACAAAGTCATCGATCCCGTAGTGAGACATTCAAGGGGTGCTCAACAATACCCCACGGAGGTCGATGTTGATATATTGGCCGATCAACCGGATATCCCGGTAGAAGCGGTAAACCGATCAGACGCTTTGATTTTTGTGCAATGGGACGAAAATCCTGAAGTGAATTCGATCACGGCCACGAATACGATTTATGCCTTAAATAGAGCAGAAGGGCTCACCATCGAACAATCAAAGGCATGTGTGTCACGCAGTATCGCCAAAGTTCGCCTTATGCACGCGGCAGTCAAAAGGACAGCCCGTGCGTTGGCGACTGATCCCCTACATTTAAATTAGCGGCCCTGAGCCGGGTAAAGCCTGAGGCAACGTCTCGTACCTTATTGAAGAGTGCAGATCCCGTTCTGCGCTCAATTGGTCACATTTTGGAGACGTTGACCCCAGTGTATATACCCGGTATCAGGGTTCGCCTGCCCACGATCAGGATCCCTTCCTATCAAGGACCAAAACATTTTTATCTTGGATCATCTGGGCAGAGGGAAGGCGTTTGTATGCGATGCGGGAAAACAGATCATGTGACAGCCGGTGGAGACATCGTCTATTGTTACAAATGTTGGAAAAAGCAGAAATATATGGTGAGCGAAGAAAGACATATGTTGGCTCAAGAGCGACTCACCACATTATTTACGGAAAGCAAGCGTAAATTCCAACCAGATGGTATGTACTTTATGGGTGGCTCCCTACAGTACTACACCACCTGTGCAGCGCGCAACTTTGAAAATGAACTCAGTGCAGCATTAGCCAGGATAACTAATCCTAAAACACATGTGTGTCCAACAGAGTGGCGTAGATTTGAACGAAAAGTCTACTATTATTTGCCAGAGTTCTTTAAGCGGCTACCTGACATAACTCCTGTCTCATTTGATGAGTGGAATTCTCATTTTTCCCAGTCGAGGAGGAAGGTCAATGCTAAAGCGTGGGCGGAAATGACTGACAAAAATGGCAAGTTTAAGGCCATTGACAAACAAACTGCCCAAAAATGGCTGCGTCAAAGTCCATTGATCAAGCAAGACAAGGATGATGCCAACTCGGGAAAAAGTCCCAGACTTGTCTTGGCGCAAAGCAATTACGTTGCAATAACCATGGGCATGATTATCGCGTCCATAAATCGATCCATAGAAAAGATGCTGAAGATCGATGCAGATTCAAATATCATTTTCGCGTGTGGTCTTACACCTACTGAGCTTTCAGAAACATTTCAAAAAGCTAAAGATGGTGATTATAACTACATCGACAATGATTATTCGCA